GAGACAGATCCCACCATGCGCCAACCCTCGCCGCCGCGCCCGATGCAAGGGCGATCTGAAAGCGTTTCTCAAAACCTATTTCCCAAACGTCTTTTACGACGCCTGGAGCGCCAACCACGTTCGCGTCATCGAAAAAGAAGCAAGCGCCATTCGTCACGGCGGGCTGTTTGCGCTGGCCATGCCGCGCGGCTCCGGAAAAACCGCGATCAGCACACGCGCCGCGTTGTGGGCAATCTTGTATGGCTATCGGCGCTATGTCGTGCTGTTCGGCGCGACCGAAAAAATGGCCGGCGAGATTATCGACGCAATCAAAAAAACGATTGAAACCAACGAGCTCATTAGGGCCGACTTTCCCGAAGTATGCTTCCCCGTCGAAAAGCTAGAGGGGATCGTCAACCGATGCAAGGGCCAGACGCACAAAGGCAAGCGCACCTATATCGAGTGGGGCGCGGATCATCTGGTCATGCCAACAATCGACGGCAGCGCGTGCAGCGGGTCGGTGATCGATGCTGACAGTATCACCTGCGCCAATATACGCGGCAAGCACTACACCACGTCATCCGGCGAGTCGATCCGACCCGATTTTTGCATCATTGACGACCCCCAGACGCCAGAGAGCGCGGCCAGCGAGGAACAGTGCAAAAAACGCTGGCAGATCATCAGCGGCGACATCCTGCGCATGGCCGGCCCAGGCATCAAAATGACGGCCGTCATGCCATGCACGGTGATCGAAAAAGGCGACCTGGCGGACCAAGTGCTCAACACCGAGCTGCACCCGGAGTGGAACGGCGAACGGATGCGGCTAATGGACGCCATGCCGGATGATATGGACCTGTGGGACAAATACCGTGAGGTGTGGGCGCGGTCACAACGTGAGCACGCTGGCAGCATCAAGGACGCCACCGAGTTCTACCGGCAAAACCGCGCCGCGATGGACGCCGGAGCTTTACCGACCTGGCCAGCAAGATACGAACCAGGCGAAATCAGCGCCGTTCAATGCGCAATGAACATCCTCATTGCCAACCGCAAGGTGTTCTATTGCGAGTTCCAGAACGAGCCGCAGTCCGAAAGCGATGAAGCGGATCAGCTGACGACGGAGCTGCTGTCGAACAAGCTCAATGGCCTACCACGCAACCGCGTGCCATTGGGCTGCGACAACGTCACGATGTACATCGATATCCATGACAAGCTGCTGTTTTACGTGGTCGCGGCGTTTGACAACGAGTTTACCGGCGCTGTCATCGACTATGGCACCTGGCCACGCCAAAAAACATCTGATTTCACGATGGACGACGCGCGCTACACGATGATAACGCAGTACGATGGCATGGGCCGCAGCGCTCGCATCTACGCGGCATTGACCGATCTTACCGCGCTGTGCCTGTCCACCGACTACAAGCGCGAGGACGGCGCCGCGTTGCGCATCACGCGCTGTCACATCGATGCCAACTGGGGGCCGGAGACGCCCGTCGTCTATCGGTTTTGCCGCCAGAATCAGATGGCGAACATCCTCACGCCATGCCACGGACGCGGCATCCTGGCCAGCGGCCGACCGCTGTCGGCGCGGAAGCCCGTCAAAGGCGAAAAGCCTGGCACGGAATGGTACCTGTCTGGTCACGGTGCGAAGCGGGGTATTCGATTTTGTGCATACGATACCAACTACTGGAAGACCTTTGTCGCGCAGCGGATCAAGACTGCAACCGGCGACATCGGAAGCCTAACGTTTTGGGGCCACGACGCAACCGAGCATGCGACGTTTTTCAGCCACATGCGCGCGGAATACTTCACGCCGACGGCGGGCCGGGGGCGCGTGGTAGATGTATGGCAGCCGCGCCCGCAACACCCGGATAACCACTGGTGGGACTGCCTAACTGGCGCAGTGGTCGCGGCGAGTGTCGCCGGCGTCGCGCTGACGGAAGTTGGCACTACCAGCGTTAAAAAAGAAAAAAAGATGGTCGCGTTGCCCGCATACATACCACAATAGCCACCCCATAACATCCTAAAAGCCAACCCTGTAAAGCCTCGTTCCGAGAAATCGGAGCGGGGCTTTCTCATTTTTGAGAACGAATTGGGAACTCGCGGCGTATAATCAGCAAACCGAGCTCACCAGCAGGAGGCAAAATGGCCGAGAAAACACCGCAGGAAATCCTAAAAGAAATGCTGACGCTCCCGAAGTCCATCAGCGCGGACGGGGAAAGCGTGAGCCAGCACCAGCTATCCGAGGTGCTGGAGGCGCTCAAAGCCCTACCGGCTACTGGCAAAAAGCCTGGCTCCCGAATGTGCGTCTATAAACCCACGGGGAACAGCGCGGTATGAGCATCGTCAGCAAGATAACCCGCGCACTCTTCCCGGCTCGTGAGAAGCGGAAGATCACCGTCGTCGCCAAATACGACGCCGCGCAAACGACCGCCGAGAACGCCGCGCATTGGTCGCAAGCTACCGCGTGGGACGCCGACACCGAAGCCTCGCCCGATGTCCGGGCGACGCTGCGCTCGCGCTCGCGCTATGAAACGGCTAACAATCCGTGGATTGCTGGGATGGTCAAGACGCAGGCGTATGACATCATTGGCACCGGCCCGCGCCTGCAAGTCTTGAGCGACAAAAGCAAACTGAACAACGCCATCGAGGCCGACTTTGCCGCATGGGCGCGAGCAATCCATCTGGCGCAGAAGCTCCACACCATGCGCATGGCGCAGGCACGCGACGGCGAGGCGTTTGCGGTCCTGATTACCAACAACAAGCTGACTACCAAGATCAAGCTAGACATCCAGTTAATTGAGGCCGATTGCATCCGCGCCGACTACAACGGCGAACCAACCGCGACGGAGGTCGACGGCATTTCCTACGACGCCGACGGCAATCCGAAGCGATACAACGTCATGCCGCACCCAGGCGGGCTTGACACCGGGGCGAGAGGGATCAGTGTCCCAGCTGACCGCGTGATCCACCTGTACAACGCCGACCGGCCTGGCCAGCACCGCGGCGTGCCTGAGCTGACAAGCGCGCTGCCATATATCGCGATCTTGCGGCGCTACACGCTTGCCATGGTCAAGAAAATGGAAACGTCCGCGAACATCAGCGGCGTCATTCAGACCGAGGAAATCGACCAGGAGGATGGTCTTGCCGAAGCCAAGCCGTTTGAGAACTTCAGCCTGCCCCGCGACGCTTTCGCAGCGTTGCCGCGCGGGTATCGGCTCCAAAGCCACCAGCTCAACAACCCGACCGAAAGCCAAACCGAATTTGCAGTACAGGTGAAGCTCGAAGTTGCACGCGCCCTGAGCCTGCCGCGCAACGTCGCGCTCGGCGACTCGTCCGGCTACAACTACGCCAGCGGCCGGCTCGACTATCAAGCCTATGACAAGCATTTGGCCATCGAGCGCCTGCGCATCGAGACCATCGCGCTATCCAGCATCATGAATCATTGGCTGCGTGAGTTCTGGCCGCAATCCATCTATCGCAAAACCGATGTCCCCATGACATGGTTTTGGGATGGTCGCGCCCACGTGGACCCGGTGAAAGAAGCCAACGCCGAGGCGCAACGCCTGGCGACGGGAACAACCACGCTGGCAATCGAGTGCGCCAGACAGGGGCTCGACTGGGAGGTCGTGCAGGATCAGCGCCTTGCCGAGGAACTGCGAGAGATGCAGCGCCGCAAGGAGCTTGGACTTCCAGACGCGAAAAACCAACCCACAAAACCAGAATCACCACCCGAACCAGAGGACGAATAATGGCAAAAACCGAACAACCCAAAATCATCCTGGCGGCCGAGGCCACCACGCGCACCGACGCGCTGATCACCGGCGTAGCCTACAGCGGCGGCGCGTTCGGGCAAACGTGGTCCGGATTGCCGCTGGTCGTGGACCTTTCCACGCTCACCATCGCCGCACAGACGCCGCTCATGTACAACCACCGCTATGAGCCCGAGTATCGGCTTGGCGTGATCAACTGCATCAACGATGGCGAAGCCATCATCTTTTCCGGCGAGATCGACACCGGCAAGCAGCTTGGCGCCGGCATCGTCAACGAGGGCCGCAAATACGATTGGCAGGCCAGCATTGGCGCCGATGTGGGCGCGATCGAGGAGATCGAAGCCGGCGAAAAAGAAACCGTCAATGGCCGCGAGATCACCGGCCCGGCGGCAATCGTGCACGGCGCAAAACTGCGCGAAGTGAGCGTGGTAGCAATTGGAG